TACAAAGTAGCAACACATCAAGGAACTTAATATGAGATTTTCTAGACAAGACCTTAAAAACTTTGATGGCCCAATCGGTGATCCATTTAATGGCCCAGCCGTAAACAAGCATATTGGACAGAAATATCAAGACCCAGTAACGGCTACTGTTATTGCTGTTTCTTTGACCGCTGTTAGTGCTTATGGATCTATTAAAGCTGGCCAAGATAAAAACAAAATGTATCAGATGCAAGCCAAGCAAGCAGAGGTTGAGTCTGACCGCAAAGCTGTGCAATATGAGTTACAGGCTAACGAGATCCTTAGACGTACCAACCAAACTAACGCAGCTGTAGTGGCTCGTGGTTTTGCTGGTGGCACACAAGGCTTTGAGGGATCGGCTGGATTGATACAGCAAGTCAACAATACTCGTGGTGGCAAAGAGTTTGTGTTTGCTTTACAAAATGCAGACATGGCAAAGCGTAGCGGTCTTATCCAAGCAAGTCTATATGAAGGGGCTGGGAAAATTGCTGAACAGGCTGGCTACTTTGATGCTGCTGGAAAATTAGGTTCTGCTGCATACATGGGTGGCAAAATAGTTTAAGGACAATATATTAATTATGGCTGAACTTCCACGCTACCAACCAACTGGCTATCTGCCAGCAGATATACCACGTCTAGACTTTGCCAATATTAAAGAGCAAGTGGCAATGACTCAGGGTATTAATTCTGCCTTGGATCGATTGGCTGGATTTGCTTTTAAAGAAGCTGCAGAAAGAGCGCAACGAGAAGGCGCTCAATATGGTGTAGAGAACGCACCAACAATGGAGCAAGTATTAAAAGCACAAGAGGCTGGGCAAACACCACAAGAGCTGTTTGCTAAACCAGGCACATACTTTGGCGATGCAGCTAGAAAAGTTCAAGCACAACAAGTTCGCATTGATTTTGAAGCAAAAGCTAGACAAAACTTAGATGCAGTAAGTGCTGCCATTGATTCTGGAGCATTTGACTTAAATCAAATACAAACTGAAATAAAAGCCATTACTACTAAAAATGGTAGCTATCGAAAGGTACTTGCATCTGTAGATGCTGATGAGGCCTTGAAGTTTAGCGCATCAATAACAAGCGCTGGTAATGCTGTATACAAAAAAGCAACAGATCAATATTTAAAATTGGTTGGAATGCAAAACGAAAGGTTGGTTACCGAATCTCTTAATTCGTATTCAACAATGATTGCAGACGTCTTAAAAGCAGAGCAAGATCCAACAATGCTTGCAGAAAGAATTAAGGCTGAAGAATATAGTGCAATTAAATTAATAGAAAGAAGTTCAAGGCCTGAGTTTGTAAAACAAAAACGAGATGAGTTACAAGATAAGATTTATTCTAATATTGTTGACCACCTTATTGACTCTAGCCCAAACGCAACACAGGCTTTATTAAAGTTGCAAAAGGGAGATGTTGGCAACCTAAGTGAATTGTACAAAGGCCTAGACAAAGACAAGTTGGGTGCTATGTTTTTAAAGAGAGCCACAGAGAGAGCTAGTTCATTAAGTGCTGCTAAGAATATTGAGAAGTTGGGCAACGAAGAAATGGTAAACGATCTGTTGATTGAGTATCATAACCCAGCCACTAACGCAATAAGAAAACGTGATATTGGTTTAAAAATAGCAAAATCAAAAGTACTGTCAATAGAACAAATGGAAAAGTTCTTAAATCCATCATCAGATGGTGACTCTGCTGTTTTCTCAAATATAAGCCTACAAGTCAGAACTGGTGTTATTACTGATTTGAATGATTTGCGTAAAATATCTGCTAGAGCCGGAATAAGTGGAAAGCAACTTGCTGATCTATCCAAACAGCTAATAGATAGAACCGAAAAAGATGAAGGACAGGCAGCTGCCATAATCCGCAGAAACGCTGGATTGCCGGATGTTAGCGTTGGTAAAAACAAAGCCAATGCTCATGCTTTCGCTAAAGAGGCAAAGATAACCGAATACTATAACGAGGCTAAGAAAGCACAGCTATTAGATACTGGTTCATTTGATCCAAAATCTGTTGCTAGTGTTGCTATACAAAGATACGAAAATGAAGACAAAGCTAACATTGTAAAAAATAAAGCAAGAACAGATATTTCTAATGTTGTTAAAACATTAGTCAGTAAACAAAAAGTTAAAGAAGGTTTTGTGATTGATGAAAGTACTAGCCTAGATGACTTGCGTCAAAGAAAAATTATTGATGAGAGTCAGTACAATTATTTAATTGGTTTACAAACTATATTGCAAGCACAATAATGGCATACACTAAATTTGAACAAACCTACGTTGATGCATATTTAAACAATATGTATCCAGATGTTGAGGAAGAACAACCTCAAGATACTATGCTGGCCTCAGCACCTACTACCGAGCCTACTGGTCAAGTTACTGTGTCTGGATTTAAGCCACAGCAAGTTAGGACAGATGTTCAGCCAGAGCTTGGTGTAGCTAGACCTATTCCACAGAATAAAGCCCAAGAGGCATTGGGATACATTGGTGAGTTGCTAACTAAGGCTGGTGTACAACTTGATAAGGTTGGTTTAGATATACCAGTATTGGGAAGGATATCTCTCAAAGATTTAACTGTTGGAGAGTCTGGCAAAGTATTAGAGGATATGGCTCTAGGCTTTTATCCTGTTGAGGGAGCTGGTGGTTTTATCTCTGGCACAACTAGGATTAAACCTGATCCAGCGCTAGAGCTTTTAAATATTGCGCCAATTGCTGGAGCAGCTGCAAAGGTTGTTGGTAAGGGTGTTGTTAAAGGTGCAACTAAAGCAGTACAGGCTACCAAGGGTATGCCAGTTGGCATGAGTACGCAGATGGTTGGCGAAGGTGTTAGCGAGCTTGGATTCTATTCAGCAGCTAAAGAGGCTGTAGATTCTATTCAGCAACCAAAGGGAACTGGCGAGCAATTCCTAAAACAGATTGAAAAGACTCCCGGAGTTAAACCAGAAGAGATTAAGTGGACAGGTTTGGATGACTTCTTAAAGTCTAAGAAGTCTGTAACCAAGGCTGAGGTTCAAGAGTACCTAGATAAGAATCGAGTTGAGGTTAAAGAATTTAGTCTTGGTGGAAGCGTTGGCAAAATAGTTGAAAAAGATATCAATGATGCTATTGGAGATTTAGGATATCAAGCTCAATATGATAGAGTTAACGACACATACAAATACATAGCCCCAGACGGACAAGAGTTGCGCTATGTACAGTTGCCTAAGAATGTGGCAGATCGACTTGAAAATGTTGACTTTGCCCCAGCCGTTGATGATTCAACTAAATTCTCTAAATACACCCTACCAGGTGGTGAGAACTACAGAGAGATATTGCTGACTTTGCCAGCTAAAGGAAATGCAAGAGATGCCTTGGGTGGCGCTCCAAATGAATTAACTCCATCACAAGCTGCAAAAACAATTGGTATGTATGAAAGTGATTTTGCTGAGGGAACAACAGTATTGCACTATCCATCAGGAGCATATATTGAAAAGTTGCCAAATGGCGAATATTACGCAATGGTTGATAGGAGTGATATAACTTCTAAAAATCTAGAAGAGGTAGAAAAGTTTATTGCATCATCAAAACTTTTTAATGAATTGCCACAAAATGCTAACAAAGATTATTTTGGGTCTCACTTTGACCAGCCAAACGTCCTTGCCCATATGCGAGTCAATGACCGAGTAGATGCTGACGGCAAGAAGGTTCTATTTGTTGAAGAGGTGCAATCTGATTGGCATCAAGCTGGGCGCAAGCAAGGGTATAAAACAAAACTTTCAAAAGAAGAAACTGCTGAACTTAAAGATTTACGCAAAAAAGAACTTGACGGAGATGGTTTGTTATTTTCTGATGATGCAGATAGGCTTACTGAACTTGAGAAAAAAATAGAAAGTGGTGTACCAGACGCACCATTCAAAACCACATGGCATGAACTTGCTATGAAACGTGCTATTCAGTTAGCGTCAGAAGGCGGCTATGACCGAGTAGCGTTTACTACTGGCAAGACTCAGGCGGCTCGTTATGACTTGAGTAAGCAAGTAAAAATGATTAGCGCAATGCCTGACAAAAATGGTACATATAACATTTATATTGAAGGCAACAATGGCGATGCCTTATTTAGAAATCAAAATGGATTTGGCGAATATGGTCAAAAAATTGTAACTCCAGAGGAGTTTGAGGAGTTAGTAGGTAAAGATGTTGCCAAAACAATTATGCAAAAATCTGATGAACTTAATCGTGGCAAGGTAAGTAAAGACCAATTTAAGTTTTATGATTCTAAGCCAGCAGATTTAACTATTGGCGGTGAAGGCATGAAAGGTTTTTATGACCAAATCCTACCTAAGTTTTTAGACAAGTACGCTAAGAAGTGGGATGCTAAAGTTGGCATGACAGACATAATTACCCAAAAAGCTAGTGACAATTATCCACCAAATATTAGGCGGCTTGAAGGTGGCCCAGTTAAAAAAGGAATAGATAAGTTTGAGTCTGTCCAGTACATTGACATTACCCCTAAAATGAAAGAATCTGTTTTAACTAAAGGTCAACCATTATTTGCTGTAGGTGGAGCTGGCGCTGCAATGCAACAAGAGGATAATAAATAATGTCTATAAAGCCATTAAACGAGCGGTTAGATGAGTTGGCTGGTCAAGGTGAGGTGCAACCTAAGCCAGTAGTTGAAATGCCAAAGGAGGGCGCTGGAATCAATTTACAGGATGTCCAGCCTCTTGATTTTGAGCCAAGCGATATTGACGAATCACAGTCTATTCAAGTCGCTGGCAAGTTCACCCCCTTTGAAAACATTGCTAAGATGTTTAGCAAAGAGACCAAGGGCTTGGCAAACAAGGGGAAGAATGCGGTAGACGAGGTTGTTCCACCAGAAATAATTAAGCCAGATACCACAGATGTACCATTAAAAGTACCCAAAGCTAAGGGCATAGAGCAACCCATATCAATCCAAAAGTTTGAGGAGGCTTTGCCCCTTGCTAAGACTGAGGGTGTGCCACCAGAGCTATTACAAAACCTTAACCGCATTGAGGGGCCAGATGACCTCAAGCGTGTAGCAGATGCAATCAATAGAGCATCAGGCATTGAGGTAGAAAGAACCACCTTTGAGCAGTTGCAAAAGTTAGCCGTAGAGCGTGGCTTTGGCACATCGTTTATTCGGGAGATGGAAGACCTTAAATCTCTGTATGGTGACTTGCCTATTGACTATATGCGGTTTAGGTTTGCAGCGCACAATAACGTCTCCCAGTTTTACGAAACAATGCAGAAGTCTGCTCTTGATCCTAACAACCAAGAGTTAAAGGCCGAGCTGCTTTATCGTTTAAATCTACAAAGTGCAATCCTAGAGTCTGGTATATCTATCAGAACTAAGGCTGCACAAACAACCGCATCCGGCAACATTGTTATACCAGCTCCAGATTCTGATGAAATGAAGAGGTTGCTTGCTGATCCAAAGGTTGATGAGGGGCTAAAGGATTTGATGGGCGCAATGGATAACTTGCTTGAGACATCCTCAAAAGAGGGTCTCTTAAACAAAGTATCTAAGGTTGGACTTTTGCGTGATCTGTGGGATTTAACATACAAAAATGGATTGCTATCTGCAACAGGCACACACCTTATTAACCTAAGTTCAAGCGTAACATTTATGGCTAGTACATTAGCGACTAGACAGTTGGCTGGAATTGCTGGATCGATTAAACGTGGATTTGGATTACAGGCAGAGGTTGAGATAGGCGAGGCTGCATCTGCACTAGCCGCAGTAACTCACACCTGGAGAGATGCGTTACGTCTTGGTTGGGTTGCTTTAAAAACAGGAACCACCAGAGAAATGCGTGAGGGTCAAGACGTGCTTAGCGATGCCGGTGTTAAGTTTGAGGTGCAGTCTGGTAAGTTTAATGCTAAAGACTACGGACCACCAACTGGTTACTTTAAAAAGTTTATTACTGAGCCTTTAGGAATAGAAGACGAAACCTACTATAAAGCCATAAATTCATACGCAACATTTGTATCATTGCTAGGCAATAGACCAATTATGGCAATGGATGAGGTAACTAAGTTTCTTGGTTACAGAGCCGAGCTTTATACGCAAGCCTATAGGGCATCAGAGCAAGCCAGGCGCCAAGCAAGGTTAGATGGAAAATCTAGTGACGAGATAGAAGAGATTGGTCTAAAAGCCATGAGCGACATCTTTGTAAACACACCAAAAGCAATTGATGAGGCAGCCACAGATTTTAGCCATATGTTGTCATTTAGCAGAAAGCTAACTGGCGCATCAAAAGCAATACAAGAGTTAGCCCAAGAAAGCCTGATTGGCAGAATTAATTTGCCATTTGTTAAGAGTCCAATCTGGGTTACTAGCGAATCAATGCAAAACAGCATGATTGCCCCGCTATCAAGTCAATGGCGAAAAGATATGGCAGCTGGTGGCGCAACTCGTGAGCTTGCTATGGCCAAGTGGGCAATGGGTTCTGGAATTATGATAGGCGCTGGATCTTATGTTGCGGATGGTAGGATAACTGGCGGTGGCCCAGCCAACCAAAACCTAAGAGCGGTTTATTTGGCGAGTGGGTGGAGGCCATACTCGTTTGTGTTTTCTGATGGCGAGTGGGATCAGGAGTTTGTTGCTTTCCTTGGTAAGATGCGTATGGATCCATCGATTGGACAGGATGGGAAACTATATGTTCCATTCAGGGGCTTAGATCCTATAGCTGGTTCATTGGCTATGGTGGCTGATGCGGTTGAGTACGCAAGGTACGAGGATGACCAAGACCTAGTAGCACAAGTTGTGCTTGGTGCTGTATGGGGCCTTTACAATTACGTTGGTCAGCAACCTTGGTTAACAGCTCTAAGCTCTGTAACTGGTGCGTTCTCGTCAACCATAGAGAATCCCAAGGCATCGTTTAAGGCAGCCATAGAGTCCATTTTATCTGGTGGCGCAACATACGCAATAGAGGGTTCTCCGGCTGGTATATTCAGCTCGGCTAGAGGTGCGGTTGCAAGGATTGTAGATCCAGCGGCAAAGGATGTGGCAGCCGATCCAAACGAAGACATGATAACTAAGGCTGCTCGTCAAGCCATAAACAAATACAGATCCAAGACCCCAGGACTTTCTAAGGATTTGCCTGATCGGTATGATATGTTTGGTGATCCAGAGTACAGGGATGACCCATCTAATCCAGGGCTATCCTCTCTGTCTGGCATTAGGTATCAAGAAAGCAAGCAAAGAACATCCGACAAGATAATTATTTCTTTGGGTCTGCCAATTCAAAAGCCAAAGCGCATCATTGATGTTGGCGATGTTAAGGTAAAGATTACACCAGAGGAATACCAATACTGGTTAAGCCGAATTGGCAAAGTAAAGATTGGCGATAACAATGTGCAAAAAGCTATTGTTGAAACAGCCAATATGCCTGGCTTTAATTCTCTTGGGAAAAATGAGAAACAAGAGACTATTAGAGAGGTATACAGAGAATTTGTTAACTTAGCAAAAGAGGATTTGCTTGAGCGTTTCCCAGCGATATCTATTAGGGCGCAAGAGGCTGAGGCAAAGCTACCGATTTATGGTGTACCAAAATAACGTAGTAGATTTTTATTCAAAAATCAATTAGATTAGGGAAATATTATGGCTGATTATGCGATATCTAACGTAGCAAGACGTGTGGTCTACACCAATACTGGTGTCGGGCCATACTCGTTTACGTTTGAAATTCTTGCCAATACCGATATCGCTGTATATCGGGGCAGTACATTGCTGACTCTGACCACAGATTACAGCGTAACCATCAATGCTAATGGCACAGGATCAATTACCTTAGTAACCGCTGGCACAGGCAATATTACGATTGTTGGCGCAAGAGCAATTCAACGCACTAGCGACTATACGACAGGCGGTGACTTGTTCGCCAGCACCCTTAATACTGACCTAGACTCCCAGACAATCTACGCACAGCAAGTAGCCGAGACCGCAGAGCGTGGCCTCAAGGCTCCAGTAGTAGATCCGACTGACATCAACATGACCTTGCCAGCTAAGGCAACTCGTGCTGGTACAGTCTTAGCCTTTAACGCAACAACTGGTAACCCAGAGGCTGGCCCAAGCATTGGCTCTGTAACTACAGTCGCAGCTCAGTCAGCAAACATCAATACTGTTGCTACAAATATAGCAAGCGTTAACACAGTTGCTGGTAATAATTCAAACATTAATACAGTTGCTGGGATATCGGGTAACGTAACCACAGTTGCTGGGATTAGCGCTAACGTCACATCGGTTGCTGGCAACTCAAGCAACATCAATACAGTTGCTGGCATCTCAGGCAACGTGACTACAGTTGCTGGAGTCTCCTCCAGCGTATCGACTGTGGCTGGGATATCAGCCAATGTGACTACAGTAGCTGGTATCTCTAGTAACGTAACAACTGTAGCCGGTGTATCTGCAAACGTAACAACTGTAGCTACAAACATTGCAGCGGTTAACACAAACGCTACAAACATTGTTGCTATTCAGAACGCATCAACCAACGCAACCAACGCAGCCAACTCCGCTACCGCAGCTGGTAACGCACAGACCGCAGCCGAGGCAGCTCGTGATGCAACACTAGCAGCATACGATAACTTTGATGATAGATATCTCGGTAGCAAGACAAGCAATCCTACATTAGACAATGACGGCAACGCTCTAGTTGGTGGCGCTCTATACTTTAACTCTGTCGCTGGTGAGATGCGAGTATATACAGGCTCTGCTTGGGTAGCTGCCTATGTATCTGGCACAGGCTTTCTTTCTTCAGCAAACAACTTATCTGATCTAGCCTCTGTTTCTACAGCTAGGACAAACCTTGGATTAGTTGCATCGGCAACAACTGATACCACTAACGCAAGCAATATCTCTAGTGGCACACTCGGTGCAGCCAGACTGCCAGCGTTTACTGGTGATGCGACTAGCTCTGCTGGATCGTCTGCTCTGACATTAGCCACAGTCAACTCAACTACTGGAACCTTTGGCTCATCTAGCTCTATTCCTGTAGTTACAGTTAATGGCAAGGGATTAGTAACATCGGTTACAACGTCAGCCGTAGCTGGTGGTCAATACTTTGGATCAGCTGCTACTAAAGCAATTGCTTATAACAGCACCACGATTGCTGAAAACATTACAACGACATCGGGCAACAATTGCCTGTCAGTTGGGCCAATCACAATCTCTAGCGGATTCTCAGTAACAGTTGCATCAGGACAAAGGTGGGTAATATTATGAGTATTGTTTTAGTAGGCTCAACATCGGGTAGCGTTACATTACAAGAACCAGCCGTTGCTGGTACTACTGTATTAACCTTACCAGCCGTATCAGGAACAATCCTAACCACAGGCTCTAGCGGTCAGTCTATTCCTAAAGCCGCATTACCTACTGGTTCTGTGTTGCAAGTGGTAAGCACCCTTAAAAATGACACTTTTTCAACCACGAGCACAAGTTTTGTGGATATAACAGGTTTTTCTTTATCAATTACACCTACAAGTGCATCAAGCAAAATTCTTATATTAGTAAGCACTTGGCTAGGTGTTGCTTCTAGTGCTAGAACTGGTGTTCGTTTAATGCGTGATTCAACAGCAATAGGTGTAGGAACTGGTGGAACTTATAATGTTTCAGGTTATAACGCTGATTGGGCAAGTGGTGCTGGAGATAATTTAGGATGCACTAGCGTTTCATTTTTAGATTCGCCAGCGACCACTTCTGCTACAACTTACAAAATACAACAATTTGTAACAACTGGAACTGGATATGTGAACAGGCGTGGTAACGATACTACTTTTGTTACTGGTTCAACAATTACAGCTTTGGAGATTGCGGCATGATTGAAGCTATTTATAAACTATATCCACAAGTTCTTACCACTAATGGCGATAAAGCCTATGACAAAGACGGCAACGAAGTCGCATACGATAAAGATGCAGTACAGGCTTATGTAGATGCTCATGCTTATATTGCTAAACGAGCCGCAGAATACCCACCCATGACCGATTACATTGATGGTGTAGTAAAGGGTGACCAAGCACAGATTGATAAATACATTGCTGACTGCTTGGCGGTCAAGGCTAAGTATCCGAAGGGAGTAGCATAATGTCCGTATTGATAAATGCCAGCACCAGCACAGGGCTGATTCAAAGTGCCGATACAAGCGGTGAGATTGAACTTCAATCTAACGGCACAACTGCTCTAAAAGTAAACACCAACGAGGGTATTCAAATCCTAAACTGCTTGGGTGTGGGTAACGCTACCCCATCTACTAGCGGTGCTGGTATTACATTCCCAGCTACTCAATCAGCAAGCACAGACGCTAATACGCTAGATGATTATGAAGAGGGAACGTTTACACCTACTTTGGGAACTAGCGGTGGAACAACAGGAAGTCCGACATACACCAATCAAAATGGCAGATACACAAAAATTGGTAAATTTGTAACTGTTCAAGTTTATTTGTCATTTAGCAAAAATACTTTAAGTGGTGGTTATATCGCTTACATAAATGGGTTACCTTTTACAAGTGCCGCATCTGCAAGTTTTCCATTAACGACTAATTGGTCTGGTTGGTATAACCCATCAGGAACATCATTTATAAATGTTCAAGCTATTGTGCCAAACAATAATACTAGATTTGATATGTATCGAATGACTGCGGCTGGCGTTGATTCCGCACCATTACCAATAGCAGTTTCAGAAATGGGAACTGCAATAACTTGGTATTTAAATGCATCTTACTATACGGATTAATTATGGCACTTACAGAAAACACAAACATTGACCAAATTGAAGTTGTAAACGATTGGAATATCCAAGTTCGCCAAGCTACTGTTATTGAGCGAGATGGTCAATTTGTTGCTCGCACATTCCATCGTTGGGTATTAACTCCTGATTCCGACATTAGCGGTCAAGAACAAAAGGTCAAAGACATTTGCAATGCGGCATGGACACCCGAAGTTCGCCAAGCATACGAAACATTTAAGGCTGAACAAGCCAATAAGTTAGGAGCAAAATAATGCCACCAGTAACTATCGATGGAAGTCTAGGAATAACAACTCCCATGTACAACGGGAGTATTACTGCTAATGCGGTAACACCATCCGTTAATATGAAGAATCGCATCATCAATGGTGCGATGGTGATTGACCAGCGTAATGCTGGTAGTGCAGTTACAACAGATGGTGCATATCCTGTTGATAGGTTTATAGTTTTTGAAGATACGGATGGTGCTTATTCTGCACAACGAGATACAAATGCTCCTGCTGGCTTTATAAATTCTTTAAAGTGGACTACAACTACAGCAGATACTTCAATTGCCTCTCAGTATGCTGGGATTAGCCAATCGATTGAAGGTTTTAATGTTGCAGATTTAAACTGGGGTACAGCTAATGCAAAAACAGTAACCCTTTCGTTTTGGGTACGCAGTTCGTTAACAGGCACTTTTGGTGGCTCATTTAGAAATAGTGCAAACAATCGTTCTTATCCGTTTACTTACACAATTTCAGTCGCAGATACATGGGAATTTGAAACAATTACTATTGCTGGCGATACTAGCGGAACATGGCTAACTGACAATGGTGCTGGATTAAAAATATTCTTTGGTCTAGGTGTTGGTTCTTCATTTAGTGGTACTGCTGGAGCATGGTCTGGTTCTAATTTTTTATCGGCAACAGGTGCGGTATCTGTTATTGGAACTCTTAATGCCACATGGTATGTCACAGGAGTTCAGCTTGAGGTAGGCTCTACAGCTACTAGCTTTGATGTGCGTTCTTATGGAACTGAATTGCAATTAGCACAACGCTATTATTACAGATTTACTGCTTCTGCAAATACATATATTGGAACTGGTATAACTTATACTGTTAGCAATGCATTACTTATATTTCCGTTTCCAGTTCCGATGAGAGCATCTCCTTCTGCATTAGAACAAACAGGAACAGCTTCAAACTACAGAGTTCTCAGTCAAGGCGGCTCATTATATACTGGCACAGCAGTTCCTACTTTTGACGGAGCAAACATAACGGCTGGTACTGTTGGCATGACATCATTAAATAATTTTGTTCAGGGACAATCTTGTTTAGGTAACTTAACAAACGCATCATATTTAGGCTGGAGTGCTGAACTATGATTTATAAAATTATTAAAGAAACAGACGATATTACAATCTTTGCTCGCATTGATGACGATGGTTTATGTCGTCTTACTTGTACAGCAGAACACTCTGAGTTTCAAACACACATAAAAGCTGGTAAAGAACTGCAAGATGCCGATGGGAATGTGATGACACAAGAACAGGCTAATCAATTTGTTGCGAGCTTGGCATGAACTTCATCTTTACATGGATCCTAGATCGCTTTGGCTTTATCCCCAGGGCAACGCTTGAGTTCCCTATTGAGAAACCAGTTACTGTTAAGCCAGCTCGCAAGGCTGCCAAGAAAGTAGTACGCAAAACAGTACGAAAGAAAGCGTGATTACTATGACACAGCTTACTGACAAAGAGATTGAAGATATCGTTGAGAAGGTGACTGAGCGTGTCATTGAGAAGGTCTATACCAATATCGGTAAGTCTGTGGTCACTAAGTTCTTTTGGATTATTGGAGTCGGAGCTGTAGGTTTAGTTACATTCCTAGCTGGGATGGGCCATATCAAGATCGGCAACTAATGTGGCAGATCAGTTCGGGTTTCTTGATAGCGCAAAGGGCATCAGCAGTTCTCTAAACGCTAGTCGTGAGGTCAGCAAAGAGCTGTCCAAGAGCATTGCAGATACACAGAAAGAGGCATCCGATGTAGCCCAGCAACGCAACCTTGACAGGCGCAGAGAACTGCGTGAGAACGAAGTCCGCAAGGAGCTGTTCTTAAAGCGTGTGTTGATTGTCTGGGAACATGAAGAGCAAGTACGCAGAGAAGAGGCAAGACTGCGAGAAGAGTTCTTAAAGAAGTATGGCAAGCGGTGGGCAGAGGTTGAGGCTCTGAAAGCAAAGCTAGAGAAACAAGAGAGGGACTTGAAGAAAGCCTTTGATTCTGATCTAGCCAAAGCCAAGTGGGCGCAGTTCTGGTGTTTCGCAGTCGCTGCATGGATAGCTTATTTTTTAGTATGGGGAAATAAATAATGTTTACTTTGTTAACAACTCTCGTTTCATTCTTAGCCGGTGGCTTACCAAAGCTCCTAGATTTTTTCCAAGATAAATCAGACAAAGCGCATGAGATGGATCTTGCTAGACTCCAGATCGAGCGTGAGCTAGAGATGCGTAAGGCTGGCCTCGCATCCCAAGAGCGCATCGAAGAGATCCGCACAGACCAGATAGCCATGACCACAGCAGTACAAGAGCGTGAGTCGCTCTATGCCCACGACATAGCGATTGGCCAAGGCGCATCTACATGGGTCATCAATGCTCGTGCAATGGTGCGCCCAGCGATTACCTATGGAATGTTTGTCCTCTTTGCTTTCGTAGAAATCTTTGGTTTCGTCTACGCTTGGAAGACAGGAGTTGACTTCAGCATTGCTCTTGATGTCCTATGGGATAACGAGACACAAATCATTTGGAGTTCAGTCGTGGCATTTTGGTTCGGGTCACAGGCTTTCAAGAGCAAGTAATGCTTGACCACAAAGTCATTGAGATGATTAAGCACCATGAAGGTGTTAGAACTACCCCCTATCGCTGCCCAGCATTATTGTGGACAGTTGGTGTCGGAAGAGTAATTGATCCTAATCATATAAAGGTGAAACTTGAAGACCGCAAGAACCTACCAATCCCAGAGGGGTGGAACAGAACCCTCAGCATGGATGAAGTTAACAAGTTGCTTGAAGAAGATTTACAGAGATTTGAAAGCGGGGTACGCAGACTATGTCCTGATGGCCTTACTCCTGGGAGGTTTGGCGCACTCGTCAGCTTTGCGTTTAATGTTGGGCTAGGCAATCTCCAGCGATCTAGCCTCAGAATGAAACACAATCGTGGAGACTTTGAGGGAGCCGCTGAAGCCTTTCTCGATTGGACAAAGGCTGGCGGCAAGGTTCTCAAAGGGTTGGTGTCAAGGCGCAATGATGAGCGAGCGCTCTACCTAAGCAACACCATCTAATACTTTCTTACGATTCTGCTTTGCGCTGGTCATTATGACCATCTGGATGGGCGAGAGCATCTCGATGGTGTCCTTATTCAGCGTGTTGAACTCAAGCAGTTTCTTTTGTTTATCAGCTAGAGCCAGCTTGGAGTTGGCTACCTTGTCCGCAACTGTGTTGTATTGGCTAATAAACTCTTCAATGTTTTTACAGTTGACGGCATCCTTGCCTGGGATCTGTAGCCTAACCGACCCCGGAGTCGGAAGTGTTGTATTTTCGCTACTATCAGGTATGTCCTCTTTAATCGAGTTCAGATCGACTTTCTTTGCTGGCATAGCTGTAGGTACTGGCGGTACTTTAGGAATCGAATCTAGGGGGTTTCTAGCGGTTCTAGAGGCAGCGTTGCCATCGTCATCCTCTGGCGCTATCCCACAGGCAGCCATGAGGCTGTATCTGCGAGCATAGGTCAGAGCTGATCCGTACCCTTGGGGGTCTTGCTTGCTAGCTGGAACGTGCAGAACTCCACAGGACAGAGACTCACCAGACTCATGCAGTAGCAATGTTTCTACATTGACTCCTGTATCAGACTCGTGACACTTCTGTATCAGAGCGATGCCGTTATTGTTTAGCGCATCGATGACTGCCTCCACGCAAGCGGATAGGTCAGCATAGCGACTGCGAAAGTGTGGGTTAGTGGATGTCTTGAGTGCTGGCCCAAACTCCTTTTGAGCCTGTACTAATGCGGTTGATATTGCTTTCATTTGAGTGCCTTAATATTTAATGTTGATTGACGAATTGTGTAAGCCTCTTTGGCTGGCACAATCTTGGCTGGGGCTGCTTTGTAGCTACGCTGTGGCCACGTTATCTGAAAGTCACCAGCCAATGCATGGCTGTGGTCTCTCATCATTCCCATAATCTCAGTCTGTGCCTTAGCGGTTTCCTCTTCAAGCCTAGATATTTTTTGCTTGTTTTCTAGGATTAATTTGGTTAGCTCCACACCATAATCATCCAGCTTTACTAGCTCACTATCCGAGCTAGTAGACCAAGTCCTAGCTGCATCCTTTGGGCTGATGGGTGGGTAGTGGTCAATGTAGCCGGTGTTCTTATAGCGATCCAGTTTGTCCTGAAACTCTTTGCACGTTCTCTCAATGAGTTCTAAGGTCTCTGGGTGTGGTCCAAACAAAAAGATCCGCAACTCTGTGCCACGATACAGCACAGCGATAGCGCCCCATGATGCCTTAGTTATAGCCATCTGCGCTTGCAGTTGGATTGGCCCCCGATACAGGGGCAAGACATCCTCGGCATCCATCGCAGTTAGCTTGGCCTCCAAGACTCCTGTACCCTCAAGTCTTATAGAAGACTGACCCACCACATAGATGCCACGCTCTGGATCGGTGAAGACCTCCTCCATGGATCCTGTGGCTGTGCCATCGAGACTGCATGAGATAGGCCACTTATCGTGAAAGTATGGTTTCTCGTGGTTGATGTCTAGCTGGTGGCAACCCAGCCTGTGAGCTGCCTCGGTCAATATGGTTGGCTCTAGCTTGTTGCCCCAATCCATTGACTCGTTACTTATGTTTTCTAATTCCTTACCATCGATGGCTGCAATACTTGAAAGCAACTCATCGTTTGGCGAGCGATACTGGCTCATCCCACAAACCGCTGGGAGGCGGCTTGCAGAGAGCATATCGTTGGGAGTGACCTTACCTACCATTATTATTTCTCCTTATTTTTTGGCTACAGCTTTTGGTGAACTTGTAAGCCAGTAGCGTTTCCACTTGTGGGTTCGGTTGTCTGGCTCATGCTCGTACTGGTCAGCAATTCGATAACCGCTTGCTCTAAGTAGGTGTATGTAGTGTGCCAGGCGAGTAATACCATAGGTGCTAATAGCATCCCAAGAAGTAATACCACGAGCTTTCTTTTGCTTGAGATGGGCCAGTATTGTTTGAAGTTGCGTATCATTTTTGCTCACGTTTTTCGTTCCTTGATAAAAGGTTGCGGTAGATTTCCCATTTCTTTTGAGTCTTGCTGCACTCGGATGGGGGCTGGAATCCATGCTTGATAAATGTGGCCATCACATCTGTCTTCTGCGATGGCACATAATGCTTATTGATGTCGTATATGGTTGACATAGTTCTCCTTATGAAAGTGCCACGATTAAAACAAATGCAATGACCGAGATTGTGGCGATGATCCGATCAAATACTGTGTCCTCAGACTTGTACAAGTCCTTGGAAGATTGATTGTGTTGGTTCCATGCTTTCATTTTTTTAGACTCTCCATAAATTTTTCAGCGAGGCGCTCTCTGCGCTTACGTTGCCATCTTGCATAGAACTGGGTGTTCTGCACTACTATGTATGCACCCAGTACAAGCATAGTGATTACAAGCAGACTGCCTACGATATAAACCAAGGCCAGAATGGTGGTGATTAAATCAAGCATATTGAACCTTTCTCAAAAGTTTTCCTACTTGGGCGGGATGCCATACATCTAAACCTTTAGCGGTTTTGATACCACGTCTTTGCAACCTAGCAGCAATGGCTCTTAAATTAAAGCCTACGTCACCAACGATATCTTGCAAAATTGGTGAGATGTTTTCTAAATAAACATTGCATCTATCGTTGATAGCCTTTAGGCCAGCCTTTGATCCAATGTGTGGGGATGGTGAGCCTAATTTTGTGCCACGCAGTTTTGCCTCTGCAAGAGCCAGCTTAGTACGCTCAGATATTTTGCGAGCCTCCCACTCAGCAAACACAGCAGCCATCTGTAGGAATGTGCGGTCTGCCTCTGGCATATCAGCTGCTACGAACTGCACGTTAGACTCAAGTAAGCCAGAGATGAAATGCACATTACGAGCAAGACGATCCAGCTTGGCAATAACGAGTGTGGCTTTCTGTTTCTTAGCCAATGCAAGAGCTGCTGCCAGCTGTGGGCGATTGTTCTTACGGCCAGACTCAACCTCAGTAAACTCTGCAATGATTTCTTTGCCAGCAAGGTAAGCCTGTACGGCAGAACGCTGTGCCTCTAAGCCAAGACCTGATTGGCCTTGACGTTGTGTTGATACTCTGTAGTAGGTTACAAACATAGTTAACTCCTGTGTCTCGGTGGTTAATAGCGATATCGCTAGGAATGAATATACCAAACTATATCTAGTTTTAATAGTAGGTGTTTACCCTAATCTTATTACGCTATATTTAGTCTACAATCAGATATCTCAACCAAATAAGGCAAACAATGACCGAATTAAAGCCATTCCTAGTGCGCTTGCGCCCAGATGTTAGAACCTTGTTAGAACAGACTGCCCAACAGCGCAATAAGCCCATCGCTGTAATCATTAATGATGAACTGCGGTCTTCTCTGTCGAAGAATGGAGACCTATCGCAACGTCTAAACAAGATGCTTGCGTGATTGTCCTAGAGTTGCCGTTCCCGCCATCGGTCAACACTTACTATCGTAGGGGAGCTCATGCTACCTACATGAGTAAGGCTGGGCGAGAGTACAAGCAAGCTGTGGCTGAGTACATCTCTGGCGGAGACTTCCCAAAGATGGGCAACAAGAGACTGTCTGTCAGCATGGTTGTATGGCCACGAGATAAGCGAGCATTCGATATCGATAACCGCATCAAGAGCGTGTTAGACAGCTTGCAAGATGCTGGCCTGTTTGATGATGACTCACAGATCGATGAGCTGTCGATCTATCGTGGCTCACACATTGTGCCGGGTGGCTCTATCAAAGTAATGATTGAAGAGATTAAATGATTCGTTCAGCAACTCTTGAAGACGTGCCATACATAGTTGACTTGGCAAAGAAAGAATCTTTATCTTTGGGGTTTATTCCAAAGCCAGCTTATACAGCGGCCATTACAGGCCACAAGACAGGCAAACGCTGGAGTACAACTTGTAACGATAAGATTTTCATTTGCGAAGAAAACAATACACCGGTTGGGTTTGTGCTGTTTTCTTATGGCAAGGTTGCAAAGTGCAACCAGATAGCAATACAGTCTGATGCCAGGCTTTTAGAGCGTGGCAAAGCGCTGCTCTCAGCTGCGATATCACATGGTAATTTGCGTGGCATACAAGACTTTGCTTGTGGCTGTGCGAATGACTTGGCCAGCAACTTCTTTTGGCAGCAGATGGGATGGACCAAGTTTGGGGAAAGGTTTGGTATTAGTTATAAAAATACCTGGAAACAAACCAGCAAAAGAATTGTTAATTTATATCAATACCAAAGTTATGGTTTATTTCAAACCAGCTCTGGTTTAATTGTTCCAAAGAATGATGTGGTAATTGCCATATGAGTCACGATAAAGATGTATACACAAAAGCTGTTAAGGCTGAGTCTAGTATTACTGGCAAGCGCTGGTGCAGTAATTGTCAATACAGCGTACATATAGAAGGTGGCAATTGGAAAGTAAGCGCAAAGGGAAGAGTCAGGCGGTGGATGTGCAAGGATTGTTACCGAAGGAAGACAGAGAGGGAGAGCAAATAAATGTATTACGACCCATCTGTTTCGCTTGTCGTAAGGTTCACCCAACATCAAGGCTGGTTCATCTGCCGAATGGCAGAGCGGTTGGATCCTATTCAGACGAGTTTAGGGTGTACTGTGAGGCCAAATGGGTCTTTCGAAAGTTTAGATCCAAGCGAACTCGGCAACTGTACCTCAAGGAAGTGGCAAGGGTGCGTGGCGAGGCTGGCTATGCTAAGTTGTACGCAGCCATGTTAGATATCTGGAAGAGAAAGCAAGAGCAATGATTTGTGTGAATGATGGCTGTGACAGCTTTGAGATTAAGGTAGCTGAGACGAGGGCGCATGAGACTAAGAACTGGATCAGAAGACGTAGGGTCTGCAAGGAGTGTCATTGCTCGTGGTGGACAGTAGAACTCGGTGAATTTGAATTGAAAGATAATCCTTTACAAACTCATGGCTAATCTGCTAAAAAGACAACTCGGGGCCATAACCCAGCCCTTTGGAATGGAGTGTTGCCAGACCAAGATAAACGCAGCTGAATCACAAGGGATGACCATCGAAGAGATCGGGCCTAGCATTGTGATGGCGAATAGCCTAAGCATGGCGATAAACGATAGACACTCTCGAAAGAGATATCTCGCTTATATAAGCGGGTGAGGTTCTATTCAAATGAATTTTGATATCCCAAAGAAACCTAAGATTAGGTTAAAACCAAAGCCACAAGATCGAAGGCAGATAGCGATAGTGCCATTGCGAGCTGTGATGGATAAGAGCCTGAGTCTTGGGGCGCTCAGAGTTCTTTGCATGGTGTGTGCCTATGCGAACAGGAGCGGGATTACTTGGGTTGGTCAAGAGAGATTGGCTAAGGATCTGGGAGTCAGTCGCAGAACCATTACCGCCCAGATGACGAAGTTAAGAGAGAAGAACTACGTTGATCGGCTAACCAAGGGCGCACGAATGAGCCACACATCAACCATGAGGATTGTTTATAACGAAGATATCTCATTGGCTGATGCGTTGGCATTGAATACTGAGGATGGAAGAAGTCCATACATGATTTTGAAAGAGGAGAGAGAGATGGCTAAGAAGGGGTCTAAAACGAGCGCTAAGGCTGTGAAAACACTTGGGGAATATGTGGATAGCAAGCGAGTGGTTGAGAGCAATGATGAAGAGATATTGGCTTATAACAGCAAGTTGGAGATAGTTAGTCTCTTATATGGAAAAATATATAAAGACAAGAAAACAATAAATGAACTAGACATGAAGGCTATCGAGGTTGCGGAATCGATAGGTTTAACCAATGAGCAGTTCGCACATGACCTGGAGCTGTGGTTGAGAGCCAGACCAGAGCGACCAGCCTCCATCATTGACTACAGCCATGGCTTGTAACGTACCCAATCGGTGGTATGCATACGGCACAGGCAGAGGTGGGTGTGTATACAGAAAGCAAGATGCCCTCTGCGCTTGGCCAGAGGCGGTCTGCCAGCGAGTGGCATACCTCTCCCCCCACCCTTGCCACTATGGGCGGGGTGTACCACTCAATTTTTCCCCACTTTTTTAAGGAGGCAACATGGAATTAGTCGCAGACAATTACTTTTACGAGAGGAGCGAGTAAATGGAAGAGCAAGAGAAGTTGAAACGAGAGTTGCACAGTTGTAGTCTTGGCTTACTGAGACAGGGTTTCTCCCTACAAGCAGTTATTCATGCAATGATAGTGGAGTCTCAGAGACTGTCGGAGTCAGCAAACGTAGTAGAGGCAATTGAAGAAAGTAAATTTAAACCATAAGTGAGGAGCAATAAATGAAATATGAAATGAAAGAAGGTAGCTTTACGCTATTCGTTAACGACAGAAAGCGTGGAGAAACAGATGCGGATTGGACAGGATCCATCAAGTTAGCTGATGGCATCGAGTATTGGTTCAATGCGTATGAGAAACAGGCTAAGACAGGCAAGAAGTACCTAGCCGGTAAGATCGGTAAGCCCAAGCAAGCTGGTTTTACCCCTCGTGGCAACGATGAGATGCCAAAGTCAGATAGCGATATTCCATTCTGATGGCTAGAGTTAAGTCAAATCTAAGTACGCAGATCCCCTCCATGCAGAATTGGGGTGGGATTCGGTCTATACAGAAGAGGTTAGAGCGCTCCGCTACCATTATGGAGAACAAGGAGGCGGTGGCTTATAGCCTACTCTGTATGGCCAACACCAAGATTACGGATATTATGGAGTGGGATGACCAAGGCAACATCCAAGTCAAGGCATCTAAGGATATTCCAGAACACGCTCTGCAAGCCATCCGCAGTATTAAGGTTAATAAGGATGGTAATCTAGAGTTAGAGCTGTACGATAAGGTTGGAGTGTTGCGCCTACTAGCCAAAGCCTCTGGATTGCTTGATAGCCCAGAGGATTCAGATAAGCCATCGGTTATCGGCATCAATATCAAGCCACCCGATATTGAAGACGTAGAAATAAAATAACAACAACCCCTTTACTTTTCTATTTTTTTAGGAAAGAATCTCGTTTATAGCGATATCGCTATTTAACTGAGGAGATTGTGATGACCACGTTTACGACTGAAGATAGAGAAGAAGCGATGCGTAATAGTTGTGAGCATTGCGGAGAGCGGTTGCCCATTGATGAGATCCACCATTGTGCGAATACAGAGCCAGTTCCATTTGCTGGCTTTATTCCATTAGACGATGAAGAGTCTGATAATGAAAAGCTGTGCAGACTAGCCAATGATATGGAGTTCAGTATTAATACTAGGCTTGGGCGCTCTGGTGTCCGCTGGGCGGGAGACTAAGATGCCGATCAAGTCTGAGTTCTGGCACATCCTACAAAAGCATATTGCGTTGAGGAAAGCCAATAAATGAACAATGAACCAGTAGCGTGGACATCACAAGATGTTTTGGATGCAGACCATATTATTAAAGCCGTAGTGCGTAGAGAACAAGATGAGCAACATACTATCCCACTCTACACCTATCCAGCAAAGACACTAACAGATGAGGAAATAATAGAAATAGGCAATGCAGTTACAAATCTTATTGATTCCAATGAAGGCTGGATTGAATTTGCTAGAGCAATACTAAGAAAGGCACAAGAGAAATGAGTGCCTGGCTGATTATCGTTACAGGTCTGATTTATGGCTACATAGCTGTAGAGCAAGGACTCAAAGGCAATGTACCTATGGCGGTGGTTTACAGCGGATATGGGTTCAGCAACATAGGGCTTTTTATTTTGGCCACTAAATAATCACCGCATGAATCACCGCATAATGTGTAACATTTGATACATAATCGTTACCATATGTATACATAACGTAACATTTTTATAACTCTAGCGGATCAAAGCCTAGCTCATCCGCTACCATCTTGGCCCTGTGCCGGAATGTCTTATCGTGTTTCTGCCATGCAGCTGTGGAGGTATTCCATCGACTAGCGTGAATCATCTCGTGCGCCATCGTACGAATACTTGTTTCGAGCCAGCCACAACGAGCTGCTGAGATAGTAATGACGTGTTCATGCTTGCCCCCATCATCGTATAGATAGGTTCCCATCGTATCTGGATCGTGATCTACGATAAATTTAATCTGCTCTGGTAACGGCATATTCCAATTATCAAAGGGTTTGCACACCACAAGCATGGTGTACATATTCTTCAGAATAGTAGATGTGAGCTGGATCATACTTTCATTAACTGACCACGAAAATAAATTAGACCCTCATCCTCATTAACAACTTCTGCCAGCTCTGGTGGCATGAGTTTGCCGTTGATAAAGGTCAATACTGCGTATCCAGCTCTCCAGTTGACCGGGTTGTTTTCTGTGTACGCAAACTGGTTGTCCTTAATACAGGCCATCGTTCCAGTATCTACCCCATATCGTGTGCCGGTGTAGTCTGTCCAAGGGGTTATCTTGAGAGAATGTAGATGACCCGAGACGAAACTCGTACCCGATTTCATGGTGTTGTTGTAGACCGCATGAACTCCGTTGTGCCAGCGGTGTTTAATCATGCAAGTCTGGTTGACCATGATTGACCAGTACCACTTCCAATGCGGGGTGTGGTCTGCAATATCAAAGCCCTTGATTCCCTCGTATTGTGGGAGGATGTTAGACAGCTTGCCTGAGAATCGTAGGTCATGGTTACCAATCGTAATCATTAGCTTACAGCCAGCCGGTCTTACCTTTTCAATATCTCCGAGTCTTTCTTGGATCTCATCTAGCTCTTCTTTGACTGTCGGGCCTTTCTGCCAGCCAATGCGATGATGCGCTGAGATACTAGCGAAATCCGCAATATCCCCATTGAGAATCACAATCTTTGGTTTCAGATACTTTACAAATTCAACAAAGCCTCGGTGAGCTGTCGTAACATACTCTGGGTTGTAGTGGCAATCAGAGCCAACTAAGATGACACCATTATCGATGGTGACGTTAGCTTGCATCTGCTCATCAGGAATATAAATCTTAGGCTGGCCAGAGGGTGACAGAGCCTCTAGAATAATGCCATATTTATTTTCTATTATTCTGCGCCTCTTCATAACATTGCGATTGCTAAGACCAATAGCCAAACTTACCTTTTCAGGGGATTGGTGTTCTTTCCAAGCCGCAATAAATTCTTCGTCACTACACGCTTTTCGTACCATGACATACCTTATAATGATAAAGTTAGCTTATATTAACTGAAAAGTGTTAAAAATCAATGGCTAAAACAAAAGAGATGTCAAGTAAGCAGATACCGACTACTGGTATTAGCTTAGATTTTTCCAAATCCCCAGAGGTTTATAAGTTCCTAACGAGTAATGCATTCGTGCGTGGGATGATGGGTCCAGTAGGGTCTGGCAAGTCCTATGCTTGCGCTGCTGAGGTGTTCATCAGAGCCATTCAGCAAAAGCCCTCCCCTATCGATGGTGTCCGATATACCCGTTTTGTCATTGTACGCAATAGCTATCCTGAACTCAAGACAACCACAATTAAGACGTGGCAAGACCTTTTCCCAGAGAATACCTTTGGACCAATGCTCTATACCCCACCGATTACCCACCACATCCGACTACCGGCAAGGGATGGAGCTGCTGGTCTTGATTGCGAGGTAATATTCTTAGCGCTTGACCAACCAAAAGACGTTAGAAAGCTATTATCCCTAGAGCTAACAGGGGCATGGGTTAACGAGGCACGAGAGTTGCCAAAGGCTGTAATCGATGGCCTTACACACCGAGTAGGTAGATACCCTACCAAGCGAGATGGTGGCGCTAGTTGGCATGGCATCTGGATGGATACCAACCCAATGGATGATGACCATTGGTGGTTTAGGATGGCCGAGAAAGAAAAGATGACGGGACCATATGCTTGGAAGTTTTACAAGCAACCTGGCGGGGTTATTGAAGTCGGCAAAGACGATCTGCCCGAAAACCCAGAGGCCAATGACTGCATCTTCTCAGCGGGTAAGTGGTGGCAGTTAAACAAGAAGGCTGAAAACGTAGCCAATCTACCGGCTGGATACTATCAGCAGATGCTATTGGGTAAAAATCTAGATTGGATCAGATGCTACGCAGAAGGGAAATATACCTATGTCCAAGAGGGCAAGTCGGTTTGGCCTGAATATGACGATAACATCATGTCTGGAGAGACTATTTTGGACAACTCTGTGCCGATCCAGATCGGTCTTGACTTTGGTTTAACACCAGCTGCGGTGATTGGGCAGAGGTTGCCTAGCGGTAGGTGGCAAGTAATTGACGAGATTGTTACCTTTGACATGGGATTGGAGCGCTTTGGCCACCAGCTCGTGGCTGAAATCAACGCAAAGTACCCAGGAATGCAAGTATTGGTGTGGGGCGATCCGGCTGGTATGGCTAGAGATGCGATCTATGAGGTAACGGCCTTTGACTTTTTAAGGACTCTTGGCCTCAAGGCACAGCCAACCCCATCAAATGACTTCAAGGTTCGCAGAGAATCCGCTGCTGCGCCCATGCAACGTCTTATTAACGGCAAGCCGGGGCTGATGGTTGACAGCAAATGCAAGCTACTACGCAAGTCTCTAGCGGGTGGCTACCATTTCAAGCGGGTATCAGTCGGCTCTGGTCAAGAGCGTTTTAGGGATAGCCCAAACAAAAACGAACACTCACACGTTGGCGATGCTTTTGGATATCTCTTGCTCGGTGGCGGTGAATACAAGCGCATGACTCGCCCAGGAGACGTGTCCTCTAGGACTTTTGTTGCCCAGACTGTGGCTAACAGCGACTTTGATATATTCTCAAGATGAAAGTGACTATACCCTACGAGGTATTAAACGAGGAGATGCATCCCAAGAGAGGGGTGTTCTATCTGCCATTCGTTATTGACCACTTTGACCAACTCGATACCACCCAGCCAGAGCTGTTGGCTGTGGCTAGGGGCTATGACCTCAGATCCATGATATATAGCCAATCCATGCTTGGTGCAGCGGTTACCGCTTTCTACCGCAATAAACCGATAGCCATCTTTGGGGTTGTATTCTTTTGGGGTGGAGTTGGCGAGATGTGGAGCATCTTTGACAATCAGGCTAGAGAACACCCAGCATCCATGCTCAGATGTGGCAGATCCTTTGTAGATATCGCAACCAGATATCTCAACTTGCATAGATTGCAAATAACTGTTAGAACTGACGATATTCGGGCAATACGTTATGCGAAAGCATTAAGGTTTGAGACCGAAGCGGTTTTAAAGATGTATGGCCCTGACAAGGTGGATTACTTACTAATGACGAGGTATTAAATGGGTGGACTATTTGGTGGATCTCCAGATACCAGCGGTGCTGAACGAGCAGCTGCTGAGACTAAAGCAGAGAACGAAAGAATTAGAGCGCAAGCTGAAGAAGAGAAGCGACAGCTCGCAGAGCAAAACGCAGCTCGTGCTAAAGCAAGAGTTCGTGGTGGTAGCCGTATGTTGCTATCCGATACACGTTTAACCCCAGAGACAGGCATTCAAACGCTTGGCTCTAACGAAATGAAAGTGAGCTAATCATGGGTGGAGTATTTGGAGGTGGTGGCGGTGGTGGTCCAAAAGTAGAACCAAAAAAACCAGAGCCAGTAGTTGAGAAGCCAACACAGGCACAGGAAGAGGCTGGCGCAAAGATGCGTGGCGCAAGACGTAGAGGCCGTCAACTCCTTTCTGATTCACGTCTAAACCCAGAGATGGGTATGCAAGAAACACTTGGTTCCAATCAAAACCTATAGAGGATAGATATGCCAGATACAGATAAGATGCAAGCCAAAGTTGCCAAAGTAATGCGTGAGTATTCCAAAGGAAAGCTCAAGTCAAGCTCTGGTCAGAAAGTAAAAACACCAGCTCAGGCAAAAGCAATCGCAATGTCTGAAGGCCGTAAAGCTGGGGGCTACTAATGAAAGAAGTCTGGGATAAAGAAAGACCAAAAGGTTTAGGTAAGCCTGAGAAGTTGTCTCCCATGCAGAAGGCTGCTGCTAAAGCAATGGCCAAGAAAGCTGGTAGACCATATCCAAATCTTGTAGATAACATGAGAGCATCTAAAAAATGAAAGTAGAACTATCGTTTGAGTTTGGCGAAGACCACAAAGGCATGGGCGAGGAAGAGAAGAAGCCTATGGAGTTGACTCCTTTCCAAAAGAAAGTGGCTAAGATGCTTGCTCAAAAGGCTGGCCGTTCTAAGCCAAACGAGATGGATATGTACAAAGCATCCGAGCTAGAGGATGAAGAAGACTAATGGCTATCATTGTCCAGCGGGAGTCTGATAACACCAAATCAATATTTGTTACACCAACATATATTGATAAGGATGGCAATCAAGTTGTTGCCGGATCAGAGAAGCCATTTGTTATGGCTGACATTAACCATATCAGATTGCATGAAGGCAGAGCCTTTTACGCATATTTTTTAAATGGTGATGCAAACCAATTAGCTGACGATGCATCAATTAATATTGCTGTTGCTTGGGCTACTGGCAAGTATCCTCACCTAGTATTTGATGTTAAATGTGGTGGTGATGCAGAGTTTACTATTTTTGAAAATGCAACAGTAACTGGTGGCACATCGTTTACAGCAATCAATCGCTATAGGTCATCAGCCAACACAAGCGCAAGTGCAATATTAATTAATCCAACAGTTACCACTACTGGAACACAGTTAACTGGTGAGTTTCTTTCTGGTGGCTCTGGTGGTCAGGCAACTGGATCCGCTGCATTTTCATTCCAATATGTATTGGCTCCGCTAACAACGTATTTGTTTAGATTGACAAACAGAAGTGGGCAAGCGCATATGGCTCACTTAATGATTGAGTGGTACGAATGACATTAAAAAAACATCAAAACCCAAAGGGTGGTCTTAACGAGG